GTGGTTAACACCATGCGTTCCCCTAGGCGGTACTTTAGCGGTTACCCGCCCTCAGCACTACCTTGATTCTGTAAGCAGTTTTACTAGCCTTGCATCGTCGTTGTTTTGTTGTTGGTATCGTGAAATCCCGTGAATTCGTTTACGCTAAGATAATCTCTAGTTTATCGCGGTTTTCGCCGCGTTAGAAGGAGACTCGAAGTATTGCGAGCGTTGTTGAGGACATTTTTCCCCCCCCCCCCCACCCCTTGACCGTCTCTGCCAGATGTAGCTCGCTTGTCTTGTCTCCATTGTTTTCACTCGTAAAGAGTATAACTTCAAACTTAAACAAAACCAATAGTCCGCGAAGACTTTAAACTCCTATAAATAATGGAACTCACTTTGTGTCTCAACCGGACAATTTCACTGAATCAGATCCCCATTTACCCCTGGTGCTTGGCAGTCCCAGGAAGGTCCATTGGTCAATCCCTGTTTCTTTGTCATTGTGTGGGTATCGCACCTCGTGTTAACCCATCTAAATACTCTTTGTGGTTTATGGCACCACATTGAGGGCGCTACGGCGCCCCCCGAGTCCTATCTTATGGTTCGTGCCTAGCCTTAAAGAGCACTTGCTGCGCTGCAGCTCACGTACGCACGTCTCACGTGCATCCACCAGTTCCCAATCTGTTCAAAATGGGTATCACCACCACAGCCAGTGAGTGGTGTGCTTTAGTCGTAAAGTGCGACGATCCCAGAGCGGACGCTCAAGACCTGGCGAAAGTGCCATGACTCTTCGGAAAGACGAGTGCCTTGTCAAGGACATGACTACCGGCGAATAGATCCGGGGAGACGATAGCTGCCACAAAGCGATCACACCCTGTCATGCAATTCAAATCATCAACACAACTGCCACAAATGTCTCTTTTAGTCCTCACTTTGTTGTCCTGGCTTGTCGAGAAGAACCCCGGCCCCGTTTTCGAGGCCTCAGCCGCTTTGGCGGCCTTCATCACCCAACACATAGACCCTGTTAGTCTTGTCACGCTGTCGTTCTGCGAGCTTTTGACCACCATTGCTCGCATTGAGCGCATCGTTTCCAGTGCTAAGACTCTCCCCTACACCCCCGAGTGGCACTCAGTCTTATCAGGCCACGAGGATAACCTGACCACGTGTTGGGCCGAGCTTGACCGTCGTGCCCCTGGGGTGACCCTCCTTGACCAACTCGTGGAGAAGAACCCAGGGCCCCAATCGTTGTCCTCAGTTGCCCGTTTGGCCCCCACGACTTTCGAGCTGCTCTCTGATATGACCATTGAGGAGTGCCTTGCCCTGATTGACCGTCATGTGGCTCGTCGCGACCGCATCCGAGAGCTCCCTCCTACCCCCGCGAATCTTGACCTCTTGCACGACATCTGCGGGATGATTGATCTGCATATGGACGAAGTCGAGCGCCGCCTCATTCGGTCCATTGATGGCCTGGGCTCTGTCCATTGTGTGTGCTGTTCGTCGGGAGGTGCCTTCAAGTATTGTGCGAGCGCCACCTGCTGTCACTCCAGCTCGTGGTGTTATAAGAAAGATGGCGTCCCCACCGAGCCTGAGCCCATCCTCTCCTCCATGGATGACACAGCTGTGTCCGACGACGGTACCAGTGAGGACATCCCCTCGACGGCCGACATTTGGCTGCCGGCCACTCGTGACGGCCGCTACGTGTACGTGCCTGGCGCTCATTGCGAGTGCAACGGCGACGGTTGCGATCACCCCAACTGCTGCGCGCACAACGACTGTTACGAGTGCTACGACGACGCTGAGTGCTTCGACAGTGAGGGCGAGGAATCATACGCCCAAGCCGTCATCCAGGCCTTAACTTTCTGTGATCGTCAGTGCACTGTTCCTTGTGCTGGCTGTAAAGTCCACCCGCCCCCCGTCCTCCACAAAATCACAGAGCAGCAGAGACATGCCTTGAAATTGGTTGTCCAACACAAAATGCACCAACTCGAGGCGCCGGCACGCGTGGACTACTTCCCGGTCGCTTGGGAAGGTCTGACCATGTGGTTCAGACGCGATAATCCGTTGTTCTTTGGCAAGTTCTTAGCCAAGGCTGACGGCTGTTACCCTCGTACGCAATCCCCTCCCCCCATGGAGCGTCGGCGTGCGGATGTGACCCTCGTGGTTGCGACCACTGACGCGTGTAAAAACCCAGGGCCTGTGCAGTCCACGTTGCGCCCACCGTCGTTGCGCAAACTTTGCCTTGACGCACTTCAGGCTGAGCGCGAGCGCGTCTTCTCTGATCCCAAGCAACCGATCCAAGATGTTGTGGAGTCTTTGACGCCCATTGTTCGCAGAGCGACAGAAGCCCAATTGCCTGACTTTGTGTGGCAGTGGATGAACACCTGCCCGCCGGTCGTGGAGCTCCGCCAAACTCTTGAGCAAGTTTCTAAGCAGGTCAGCGACGTCAGCCACGCTGCCAAGATCTCTCTAGCCTGCGTCTCCGGACTGTGCATCGTTAGTGCCATCGCAGTTGTTGTTCTAGTCAACCGCGCTCCCGCAGACCCCGAAGTGCCTGTTGCTCAGGGCCCCGAGGAACGTGTGGAAGACCTGGCCGCAATGCTCAAACGCGCTGGTATCTCAATTGCGGGCTTGATTGGCACATTCGGCTTCACGACTGCCACCCTCTCGTTCATTGAAGCAGGGTGGTTCCGCAAGCTCAACTCCATTGCCAGCGTCGGGCGCCTCATTAACGACATTGGTGGGGTGGTGCTCCGCCTCGTCGACTGGGCGCTCACCAAATTGTTTGAGGCTGGTTACATTGAGTCCACGTTCAGCATCCCCGGCATATACAGCACCCTCTCCCGCACGCTGCGCAACGACGTCGAGGAGTTGTGGCTCGCCACCAAGCGGGCTGACTTCACCGCGTACAATGGCGCCGGCAACGCTCTCACCACTGCCATCGCCCTCAAGCGCCAGTTGTCCAAGGTCATGGAGAAGCCCCCCAAGGATGTGTCGGCTGCAGAGGTGTCCGTGCTGCGCAATTGGTCGCTCCAGGTGGACAAAGTCATTGACTCCCTCTTTCAGTTTGTCGGCCAGATCTCAGGCCTGCGTGTGAGGCCAGTCATCGTTTACCTTTATGGCATTCCCGGGGCTGGTAAGAGTCAGGCGTGTGAGCTCATTGCCTTCGACTTTCTCGCTCGCGTCAAGCGTGTCACTCGTGAGGAGTTCACCAAAAACGTCTCAGAGTTTGTGTACGTGGTCAATCCGTCTAAGGACCACTGGGACGGCCACAGCGGACAACCGGTCATCGTGTGTGACGACATTGGGCAGATCAAGGATCCCACACTTTCTGCCGCCGAAACCATGAACGTCATCCGCCTCGGGCAGTCCATGCCCTTCAAAGTCCCCATTGCTGACATCGAGGGGAAAAGCTCGCGTGATACAGTACGACCCATGCTGGTTATCATCACATCCAACGAGCCCACTTTTGATTCCAACGCCATCAAGTGCGTGGCCGCCGCCGCGCGCCGCGTTGACTTCGCGGTCAAGGTCACACGCCCAGACGCGCAGGTGGACAGTTACCAAGCGGCCAAAAACAACGACCCTGGTGTGAGAGATACGTCGTCCCCGCAAGCGATCTACACAGGGCAGGAGACCGAGTTCAGCACAGATAACTATGCGCTGTTCATCTACAACATGCTGGTTCGTCAGACAGCAGACTCCCCTCCTGGCAAGTTTGTTTCCTGGGACTGCCTCATGGAGCTCATCATCCGCCGCCATCAAGATCACATTAAGACCTACGAGTCCACTAAAAAGGTCACCGACACCTTTGAGTCCTACGCGCATCTTTGCCATGATGCCGAGAAGCCTATGCTCAAGATGATGTCTATGACCGTGCTCGCCCAGGGTGGCAACCTGGAAGAGCAGTTGGACGCCATCGAGTCGGCGCAGTCCTCCGACGACATTCCACCCGAGATCAAAGACTACGACTGGGTGGTGCCAGCCCCCTACAACAAGGACAAATGGAACGACCTCGTGGCCCGCATCGGTCGTCAAAAGAGCGCGCCTCTTAGGGAGCAGCTCTACCGCACCCTCTGGAGCCAGTGCATCGAACCGCCCGCACCGCCCTCCGTACCAGCGTGGGAGATCGGCACCCACCTAGCGCCCTGGGCCAAGGTGATTGCAGGTTTGGTGGCCGCCCTCGGCGCATACTGGGTCTTCACTGGCAAAGAAGAGCCCAACACCGGCCAGTCTAACTCTCTCAAAGCCCCAGGTGGAGCTCAGGCCAGCAGGAAAGGCGCGATCGCCCATATGCGCCTCAATTATGGCCAGAGCTTCGGAGCCATAGCTCATGTCGTTGAGGCTGTGAAGAGGTCGACCTATGCTCTTAAGGTTGGCAACTCTAGTCTCAGCGGCTCTGCCCTTCAACTCCGCGACCGCGTCTTCATCACCCCCAAGCACGTGTGGCGTAATATCATTAAACTCGCCGCTAGCACTGACTCGTTGATCGAGTTTGTTGGCGACGGCGACAATCGTTTTGACGTGGACCCCTGCTTCCCTCCCAGATGCGTTGACTCCAAGAGTTACGACGACTTCTGCTACGTCTTCATTGACAACTGCAGAGCCGGCAAAGACATTATCAAGTTCTTCAAGACCCAGGCTGACATTGACTCCTGCCGCCATGCCCCCGACTCCAAGGCCATTTTGTTTGACGCGTGGAAGAAGATTTATTTCGAGGCGGCAGCCAACTTCGCCTTCGGAACGACCACTCAGTACACCGTCAACACCGCTGGGAAGGCGTACACGTACATCGGTTTGCCCAACTACCTTTGGTACCAGATGGACACCTTGCCAGGCGACTGTGGAGCCCCTGTCTTCATGCATGATGACCGCCACGACGCCAGAAAGCTTTGTGGCATTCATGTCACTTGGCAGTCCAGTGGTAATCCCACTTATGGCATGAGCCGCGTCATCACACAAGACGGTATCAAATTCGACCTCACCCCTGAGGCCCAGGGAGGCATTGCCTACCTTCCCGCGGTCGTTCACGTGCCACGCACCCTCCCGACCAAGGCTAACTTCGAGATGGCATACGACTTTGAGCAAGTCCACGCTGTGGAGCCCGCGCTCAACCGTCCTGTCAAGAGCAAGATCCGCACAACTGGCCTTAACGATGGCACTCTGGCCATGCGCCCAGCTCGTCTAGGGCGCTTTGAGGGCCACGACATCATGTCGGTCATGCTCAGCCGTCAGGCCCAATCTGTCTCGTGGAATCCCGACGAGCCTGCCCTTGCCCGTGCAGTCTCTCTAGTCCAAGCCAAGATCCGGCGTCACATCACCCGTGCTCTCGTTCCTCTGACCATGGAGCAAGCCGTCTTTGGGATACCCGGTGCTGTGGATCCCATCGACTTCAAGACCGGACCTGGATGGCCATGGAACGGCGAGGGCTATAAGAAGATTGACCTCGTTGATCCCGCCACGCAGTTCATTCACCCAGACCTTGCCAAAGCTGTGATGGACGTGTTCGAGCAGCAATCCCAAGGCGCTGTGCCCAATGTGATTTTCACTGACAGCGCCAAGGATGAGGTCCGCGCCGATGCGAAGGTGGATGCAGGGAAAACCCGTCTCATTAGCGGTGCTCCCCTGCACTACACCATCGCTCTGCGCATGGTCCTCGGTGACCTCATGGGCTTGGTCATGTCCAAGAGGCAGGAATTGGGAATTGCAGCAGGCTTGGACCCAGCCGCCGCGGAAGTTCACTTGTTGGGTGTGCGGATGGCCGGACTCATGTGTAGTGATGCTGATTTTGCGGCCTTCGACGTCTCTCAAACCACCCAGCTTCTTGGGCGCGTAGTTGACATCCTATGTGCTCTCGATGTTTCCATTGATCCCACCATTCTTCGCCGGCTCTTGGAGAAGTCGGTTAAGTCTCACCATGTCGTCGGTAATACGGTCTACCGCTGGCGACACTCTCTCCCATCAGGTATGCCAATCACATTAATCATCAACTCCATCACCGTCCTCCTCGGCTACACCTACGCAATGCTCCGTGCCGGACTCACTGAGGCACAAATGCGTGAGGTTGTTATTATGGTGATGGGGGACGACAACATCCATGGCGTTCCGCCCCACCTTGACCAGGCCTTCAGTCTCGCATCCCTCCAACAGTCTATGGCTGAGCTCAACCTGGACATGACTGCTGCCAATAAGGAGGCC